TAAACTTTTCTTTCCTTATCCCCTTTTCCAATCACATTTAAACTCATTTCGTAAAAATTCACATCTGACTTATTTACTCCAACTACCTCGCTCAGTCGTACACCTGAGCTCACTAAAAATTCTATTAATGACTCCTCTCGCAACGTTTTACAGGATTGTCTTAATAATTCTATTTCCTCCCTCGTTAATGCATGACGTAAGCGTTTAGGCTCTTTAGTTGCCTTTATATTGGCTAAAGGGCTTTTAAGTATATAACCCTCATTCAAAAGCCAACTAAAAAAGCTTTTAAGAATATATATTTGTCCATTAACGCTCCCAGCTTTCATGTTTTTGCACCTTTGGATTAGATAAACTCGTATATCTGTAGAATCCACTGTAGCTAGAGCTTTACGAATATAACCACAAAACATTATTAAATTAAGATTATAATTGTATAAAGTTTTTTTACTTAAGCCATCAAGCTTTTTACACGCAAGGTATAAGTATAATTTATCCTCTATATCAGAAACAACTAGTCCTTTTTCTTGTGTTACTACATCATATTTATACAGCGTTTCTTCGATTATGCTTCTTACCTTTAATTGGTCAATGTTCGGGAATTCTAATGTGAGCTTTCCAACTAATCGTATAGTTACCTCATTATTACTATTTTTGTTATACATAAAATTTCTCCTTATTATTGAAAGTAAAGGAGACCAATGATACCATATAACTATGGTCCCCTTTCAAAATGGGATTAATTATTTAGACAAGAAAGATAATACTGCTTGCCGGCGTGTATCTTTCTTTTCTTTTTTGGTACTAAAAATCCACTTATCCACTTTGCCCTGAGGATGGAATAAATTCCGCTCTGGGTACATAAAAACTTCTAGTACATTATCATCCGAAGCTTTCAGAATTTGTTTATGGATTAATTCTAAATTTCTAAAGCTTCCGGCATCCATTAATTTTAATCTGACCTCTTTACCCTCCTGTAAATTCTTTGTCATATTTTTTGCGATTGATGGATGTGTAGTTCTGTTAGTGATTTTGTAAAAAGTCTTTTTCATTTCACAACAACTCCTTCTTAATTTCTACTGCACTGTTATAATAAAACATCATTTTTTATAAAATCAAGTATTTTTTAAAATAATATTTTTGATGTCGAAACTTGCGTTATAAACATTTAATTATCTATTGTGTTTATACCTACGTGGGTGTATAATAATATTATAGTAAAAGTTAATCACTCACCGAGAGGGAGTTAAGATTAAAAGGAGAAAATATTATGCAAGACTTAAATCAATTAATCGGAAAAACATTTCAGGAAGGGATATATTTTTTAGGATTAAATGCTGATACTTTTAATTTTGTATATGAAAATGAAATATGCGAAGTAAACTATGAACATACCGATATGAATTGCGATAATGAGGCAACTATTTATATAATTACTTTTACGCTTACAGAAAAGATTAAAAATGAAGGCGATGAAGATACAATAGAAGCTAATTTCTTTATAAATCCTGAAACTTTTAACTATGCAGGATATTGGCACTTTGAAGAAGTTAAATAGTATGGAATTAAAAGATATAAAAACTTTAAGAGAAGTAGCGGAGCAATCCGCTATATCTTATGAAACTTTAAAAGCTCGTTTAAAATTAAAAAGTTTAAATTTAGTAGAGAATGTTGACTATAAAAAACTAGGTCCTAGAATGCCTACTATATTAGGTCCTTCAGGCATAGATAAAATAACTAAAAAATAAATAAAAGCTTAGAATTAGTGTTTAAACTAGCTCTAAGCTTTTAATACAATATGATACGAGTTGATAGGATTTGAATGGTATCAAAAGATTGTAATTAATGATTATCAGCTTTTTGAATGGTTGAAATTATATACTCACTCCCTTTATGACAAATGTGGCGAATACCTTCGCCAAAATTCAAAACAGAAAAATGAAGCAGATACCTCTGCTCAATTTAAAAAAGAATAATAGGAGAAAACAGAGGGAAAATCTACAGAGAGACTATATTCGTGCAAAAAATAGAAAAAAGCTCCAGAGATATCTCCCTGAAGCCTTAAATTATTTACTCTATGCTATTATTCATTTCTCCATCGTCCGCCAGATCCTTGGCTTTATTATATAAATAATGTACTATTCTTCTCATTCTTTCTTGATTTATAAATATTGTAATTTTTTTAGGTAAAAATAGATATGCTTTTCTAATAACCCATTCTTCCTGCTTTGTTCCACTTTTAAGTATTAAGTCCTTTGCCATGCTCTTTGCTTGTAGCATTAAGGCATAGAGTATACCTTTTGTTTTCTGCCACTCGAAAACCGCAAAAATTATAGCAACCAATACTACTAAAATTACAAATCTAAATTCAAACAATTTATCTAACATTAATAAAACCTCCTAAATCATATTTTAATAGTTCTTCCTTTTTCTACATATGCCTTTTGGCCATCAATTTTAACTATCCAGTATGGGCCATCTTCCCCTATAGCTGTTATTTTTTCACTATAATTAAAAACTTTAATAGGCTTCTTATCTGTAGCAGGGGCCAAAAGGATTATCTTTAATTTTATAGGCTCCATGATAATTTCCCCCTTAAACTTTTATTATCTCAATAGAGCTGCCCAAGTATTTGCTCCAACAACACCATCAGCTGAAAGTCGAAGAGCTACTTGATAGTTTTTAACTGATCCAAGAGTTCCAGTACCAAAAATACCATCTTGAAGCTTAATAGCGAGTCTCTTTTGTAACCATTTAGTGATATTACCTTGTGCTCCAAATCTTACAGTAGGGCAAGCATCAAGTGTCTTTGGGCCATAGAATCCATCAACAACTAGATGAGCTCCTTGTTTATTTAATTCCGTTTGTAATTGTGCTACAGAATTGTTAACTCTCAGAGCTGGCACTGTAACCACTGTTTTAGTAACCTCTACTATTTTAGTTACTGTAGTCTTGATAGTAGTTGCAACTATAGTTCCGGTATTAATTGCATGTCCCACGATTCCTTCGGCTATTGCCTTTCCTACTCTATCTGCTCCTACCTCTCTGTATATCCTTACATCCTCTGTAGCTTCTACAAAACAAGTTTCGATTAATACTGCTGCCATATGAGATTGTCTTATGTCGTGTAGCTTATGTTGTGTCATTCCATCCTTTAACCCTCTATTTTTAAATCCAAGGGCCTCTAAATTATTAAGTATTCTGGTACCAACTTCTATGGATTTTGCATTACCTGGATTAATCCATATTTCACTACCTATTGCTCCTACATATTTATCATAAGCCTTATTAAAATGTTCTGGGACATATAAATCCGCTTTAGATTTATTGGCTGTGTCAGTACCAAATCTTAAGTCTACCGATTGCGTACAATTACCAGGAGTTGCATCAACTGTTATTTCTCCTGCTATTTTTAAATATTTAATTGTAGCATCTTTCACCAGTCTATCCTCTGTAACTTCATCCAGTAGAGCATGAGCTCCAGTAGATTGATAATTGTGGCCACCTCTTATTGCATATTTCATACTATTTATCCTCCTTAATTCCTTTTTTATTTCCTGCCTGTAACTGGACCAACGCATCTCTTAATCTATCTGGTATAGGTAGTCCTAGCTGAGCACAATTTTCCAATAAACTAATACCCTCATTTGCGATATAAAAGTAACATATTAGGGTCCTGAATAACCATGTACCCGCATTTAAGAGCCTATCTAATAAAACCGCAACAATGATAACTATAAGTATTAAACTTTTTCTAGCTATGCCCTTAAGTCCTATATCGCTAGATACCTCTTTATTTACATATGCTTTTATTACTCCTGTAATATAATCAAGTACCATAAATACGAGCAAAACTATTATAGCCGTATCCCAAACACCAAACAACCATGTTAGGCATGTCCCCATTACCGCTATTACTGATTTAATTGTAGTTCCTTTATCCATTTTTATACCTTCTTTCTTTTATTTTTTTACATGAAAAAGACACCCTTTCGAGTGCCTATATTGTGTTATTAAGTTATAACGCTAATTACGTCTTATTTTCCTATGATGACACTAAATTGTTTTAAGCACATAACCGTTTATATATGCTAATCTTCTATTTGCAATAGCAGGAGTTAAAGCACTTGCATTTACACCAACTAATTTAATTTTAACGGTATGCTTACCATATGCCAAATCGTCCATCCTTATTGGATAAGTCGTAGTGCTTGTTGTATATAAATCATAGTTTGCCATTGTTCGTCTACCATCTAGGTAAACATCTACCTTTCCGCCACATGATTTATTACTTAACTGTATTTGACAGCCAGTACCCTCAAACTCAAATTGTAAATAATCGCCTATTGTATCACTAAACTTTGAAAAATAAGTGTTATATTGCCATGCTTCCTCGCCCCATGTTCCCACAAAATCAATAGTTTTTGGATTGATTTCTTCATTTTCTTGTACATAGAAAACAACTCCAATTATTCTCATTTGCCCACTCGTACAAACAATATTAATTCCTTGATTTGCGTAACTTGTGCCACTTATAGAGTAAGTATCAATGTCTACCAATTCTTTTAAGCCTACTCGGTTTGAAGTTCCTGAAAACGTCAATCCACTTACTACTATAGTGTCTGATGTGCTTTTCTTCAAATCACAAGTCCATGTACTATTCATTTCATACAAAATATCTACTGCAAAAGCATTCGGATGGTTAAATCTTGCGTATTGCCCTGATGTTAGTGTTAATCTAGCATTATCAACAGTTTTTCCACCAAATGTCATGGCTGGATTATCACTCGTTACTACAGTGGTTTCAAGTGTTCCGTTAGTTTCAAAAGAATTAAAAGCTATTTCACAACTATTGGGGAATCTTGTTTTGCCTTTACTATTTACCCTTATACCACTGTTATTAAATACATAATCAGTTTCTTGATAATTGGTATGTAATAAACTTCTTATAGCATTAGCATAAGCCTTATGCCCCTCTGAGTTCATATGCGTACCATCTGCGTGAACTTCAAAACCACTATTTTGTTTATCTTCTACATAACACCATGTATCAGCAATAGCACAACCGTAAACATCAGCTAATTTTTTAAAAAACATACTATCTGAATACATAGTTAAAGGATTTATAGACACGTTGCTTTGAGTTATTATAATAACTTCTGTACCTACTTTTCTATATTTAGCAACCATGCTTTCAAGATGTTCAAGTTTATACGTTCCACCATTCATTCCATAACCGATAATTGCTAGGTCATATCTTTTATCTATTATAGGTGAATTTTTAACATTTAAATCATATTTCATTCCTAAAGATTTTTTAAATTTAACCGCTGAATTGCCACCAATACCAGCGTTAGTACCTATTGCTTCACCCATCATCGCTAAACCATAATGGCTAGTTTGTGAGCCTTTAGCTTCGTTATCAACTGTAATATTAGCTACGCTCGGAACATTGTAACCATCAGCAGAATAAGTAGAATTAAATAATAAATCTATCCAATATGTGCCAGTACCAGCACCTTCTACTAAGCTATCACCATTTAACACTATATTAATTTTTCCAACACCATCAATTATTTTTCGCTTTGTTCTTGGCAGTCTTGTTTTTGGTAATGTAATTATATTAGGTTGTGTAACATCTGTTATTGCACCGTTTAAGGTAGTTATGGAGGCTATTAATATACCACCATCGTGTATATTTCTTCTTAGTGCAAAATATTTTTTATTAAACACATCTAGTAAAATATAATAAGTTGCGTTGTCGGGCAAAATTACAGAACCAGCACTATAAGTTGTGTAATAACCATCAGCATTTTTAATCTTACCGCTATCAAAATAAGCAGTTAACCCAGTACTTAAATCTGTATTATACCTAAATGATTGTTTCGTCATATTTGCCAATTCCGACTCATGGATTAACAGTCTGGCATCTAAATTTTCTTCTTCACCTCTTGCATTTGTCACCTCTTGAGCAAATTGTGCACCTTGTGAGATAACAATGTCAGCCTTTAAAGCTGCATCTGCAGCATTACCTAAAACCGTACTCGCTTTTACATTTACATCCGTAGTGTTACCTGTTTCGATACTATCTTTTAAAGTTACATCAAGGGCATTTCCCTCAACTATATTATCATCTAAAATTGTATTAAGATTATCAATTGTGCCTATATTTGCGACTGCTGAATCTATTGAATTTAAAGCATTTGTTAAAGCAGTAAATTCGCTCGTACTTTCTATTGCAATATCATCTCTAATATTTTCAAGTACATTAAAATTAAAAGTTACACTTGATAATACTTCATCACTTGTACCATAAATCGTAATTTCAGACTCTACTTTTCCTATGCAACTTAATGTTTGCGTAGATAATATTACGCTTAATTTATTATTTTTTACACTATCTAATATACAATCTTCAAACACTATTGTGCCATCAGCTTTTTTAAAGTATATCCTTGAATTCGTACCAATTAAATTATAACTCGTTCCACTATTAAAGATATTAACTATAAATTTATGACTATTGGTGTCATTTTTTTTCATATTTATAGATTTGTTTATGTTCGTTTTGTGTCCTAAATCTATATTAATATTATGATTTATTGTTGTTATCATTATGTACACCTTTCCTTTCTTTATTTGTTTGCATTAAAAAACACCTCTATTGAGATGCTATCGGATATTTATTTACTTGTTGTTCTAACATTTCAAGATTTTTTGTATCGATATTAACTCTAAATTTATCCGAATTTCTTAACACAAATTCATCATAATCTATTATTATTTCGTCTAATATCAACAAATAATCTTGTGAATGAGAACCATACATAACATCAATGTGTTGTTCACCACTGGCACATGCATATATTTCTCCATTTGATTTAAAATAATGAATAGTCATTACAGTATCATACATACACTTAAATACCTCCTATGCTATTACTGTATAGCTTATGTTGTTTTTTACGTTACCTATATTGTCCCATAATGCATGTGCATATATAGTGAATCTTGCATTCACTTTGTCATAAGTAGGTGCACCCTCAACGAATGCTCCAAATCCGTAAAACTCATGTGCATAATTATCTGCTGTTGCTGTGCCTGTAAAACTTGTTGTGACATAAAAATTTTTATTTTTAAATTCGTCTGGCAACTGTATAACCGCACTACCCATACCTGTACTTGTACTAATAATCTGTACCTGTCCAACATAAAACAAATAATGATAATCCTTCTCTGCAGTGCCTACATGTCTTTTAAAGCCACTAGCTCCCATATGAGTATAATCACCATTAGTATGATTCACCTGAATACCTGTATCGTCAATATCTACTACGTCACTAATACCATTAAAACCTATTTTTACGTTACTAGAAGTTTGTGCAATAGTGCTTGATTGTTCAGCTGTTATTTTTTCACCTAAATCATCAGTATATTCTTGTGAGCTTCTAACTGTAGCGGTTATAGCTTCTGCGGTAATTAATAACTCAGCATCATCCACTCTACCCTCCACTGCTGTAATGGCTAGTGCTTGTAGCCTTATTTCTTCATCATTCTGGAATACTGTAGTTTTCATTTCCTTAACATCTGATTTTGCTTCTTCGATATTACTTTGATTGTATGAAATTTGCTTATCCATGTCATTAAATCTATTATTAATATTATCCTTAAACTGTCCTAACTCCATCTCTAAAATAGTATCTGTAATTTCATCTTTTACTATCTTTATTACTCTAGCAGTTAAGTCCACTTCAAATATTTCATGTCGAATTATTACACTATCACCGATATTTAGCACTAGTAAAGCTTCAAACTGCTTGTACTCCTCTGTTTTTTCTAAATTAACAAACTTTATAGTATAATTACTAGAGGGTTTATCTCTTGTTCCCCACAATGCCAATGCTGCATTTTTTAACTCTGTAGCATCTTCTATATCATCAAATTTTATCTCTTTAGTAATGATAAATGGGTAGTTATTTACAAGTGGGCTTACTAGATATTTACTTCCGCCGTTTACTAAATCTATAGTTAAACCATCTTTGCCCTTTGGCATTATTCTAGTTGCTACGTTGCTCCAATTAAGATGTTGTGCAAACCCATTTATATCTTTACCATAACTTATTAATCGCCCAGTATCCCTTCCTACACGACTTTTAACAGATACAACATAATTATCACAATCTAACTCACCTTTCCATCGTGGCAAAATCTTATTGTAAATACCCTCTGTAGGACTTTCTTCCACAAAATAAGCGGTTCCAAGTCCTAAATCATCACATTCGCCAACACTAAATTTGGGATTGACTGCTATTGCTATTGCAAGTGCATCAGCCACGCTCTTATTATCTGCTCTTACATCTTCATTAAAATCATTATTTAAGTCATAAAAGATGTGGTTAGCAGTTACTGATACGCTCAAACCATCAGCTTGGAAGTTATTTTGTAATGGTATTCTGTAAAGTTGACCGCCTGCTTTTATAATGTTTAATCCTTTGATTTCTAGATATTTACCTCGTTTGTTAACTGGATATTCTAAATCTAAGCTACGAGTTTTATTTAATTCCTGTGTACTAATACAAGAGGTGGCTTCATGTAAGACAACTAAACCATTATTATTAAAATCAATAGTATTGGCATCATAAATATTAATCACTTACAACCACCGCCAGTTAGGTGTTATTTCCACTTTGTCTACCGTACCTGTCCAAGATATATTATTATTTTCAGTTTTCAAAAGTGGAAATTTACCATTCATTTCATAATTTTTATAATCTAAACCTTTAAAAGAATCTTGTAAGTTACTATCTAAAGTAACGTATTCGCTAACATTCGTAAGATTAATAATATTACCATTTATATTGAGATCTATATTTCCATTACCATAAACTTTTATTATTGGTTTGCTGATTGCAGTTCCACTATTAAAGATTGTCCCAGCACTTTCAAGTGTAATCAGAGGATTATCAATATTTTTTTTCTTTGGCTGACACTCAAAAGTTATTATAAACTTATGAAACTCTCTAATGATTTTACTAAAATCTATTTGATTTATTATTGTAAATTCATATACTTTTTCTGGTTCATTTGAAAAGACTACATCTCCTGATCCGGTAAGCCATGAGCATATAAGATCTAGATTATCTAGATTCTTTATCCAACACACTACATTTTTAACTGTACTTCTATAACTTCCATGGTCATGCGTCAAAAATCCATCTCTACCGAGCACTTCTTTTTTTTCTATATCTTTAGTTGCTCTAACAATAGAGGGTAGCGTTTCTATAGTTAAATAATCAGTGCTTATAATGTTATTTAAAATAAAATAAGGCATCATTATCTGCTACCTCCTAAGTTATTTTGATTAATGTAAAATTGCATTTCTTCCATCATTGGCTTTGCTACAACCTTTGCTATTTCTCTGCCATCTAAACTAACCGGCACTATTACAGTTTGAGTTACGCCATTATTTTGAGAACTGGCCATCACTTTTCTCGCAACTGCTTCTGCTGTTTTGGTTACCAAATCAAGACTCGCTTCATGATTTAAAATTTGAGATCCCTTGTTAAGATTATAAACCTCATAACCTTTCTCATGCATTGTTGTTAATCCACCCTCAAAATCGTTTGTACCGGCAGCATTTCCGGGTATACTTCTACTTCCCTTGCTCGTATAATTAGTATGCTGATTCGTAGTTACCGATACTGTTTTTTTAGCTGGGAACCAGTTGCTCCACCATGACTTAACTTTATCCCAAGCGGTTATAATATTACCTGTGGTTAAATTAACATTTTTAGAAGTGTCACTATCCATAGAAACAACTTTATCGACTACTCCTTTTCTCATTTCCTCTGCTTTTTTAATACTTTCATCCTTTTGTCTTTTAGCTTCCCTAATTAAATTATCTGCTAACTTTTTACCTTCTGGAGTACTTTGGTCTGTTGTGGCTTTAATTGTTGCTACTGTTTTAGTATATTTTTCATTAGCCGCTTTAATAGTGCCATCCCTACTCTTATTAGCATTTTTAATTTCAGTACTTGCTTGTTCAGCCGTCATTCTTTTACCATAGCTCGTAAGTCTTTCAATTATAACTTTAGATTCGGCTTCTTGTGCAGACATTACTTTAATAGCATCGATTTTTTTCCTATCCTGTATTACCTTAATAGCCTGTTCATCTTCAAGTGTTAATGCTTCATTTTTATCTAACCTTTTCTTGATTATTGCTAGTATCTCTGCTGTAGCTTTATCCTCTTCCGTTTTTTCTTTTTTATGTTTTTCCTGCATAGCAAGCAATGCCTTTTCTTCTTGTGTTTTAGTAAGTACATCACTTTTAGCGTAAAAAGCTACCATTGTCTTATATTCTTCAGCAAATCGCTTGTCCATAGCAGTCTTAACATTTGTATTTATAGCATTGTATTTTAAAGTTGTATCATCAAGTATTTTTTTAGTAACGATAGTACCGTTAATGTATAAACTATCGAGAGCTTTAGTCGCTTGGTCATCAAGTTCAATATATTTACCTACCGCTACTTTAGTTGCATCACTGATTGTAGTTGTTGTTGTCTTATAACTAGTTCCCATTTGATCATTGCTTTTTTCCACACTATCAGCAGTATATGTAACTTTATCTGCAAATAAATCCACAGAAGGAACTACTTCTTTTTCCATTGCATTTTTTATTAATAGACCTGTACCAACTACTGCAGCCCCTGCCAAAAGAAAAGGGGCTGCCGCTACTACTGCTCCACCCAAAGCAACTCCAATTCCGCCTATTCCTGCTGCTCCGGCTGCTCCGGCTGCTGCTGTTCCAACTCCTGCGGTGGCTACACTTGCTGCTCCCATTGCGGTAGATATAGCTCCAAGCCCTGTTGTCAATGCACCCCCGATAGTCACTAGTTTACCTACAACTAATAATACTGGACCGACTGCGGCTGCAATTAGACCAAATTTAACTATATTATCTTGTTGTTCTGGTGTTAGCTTGTTAAACTTATCAGTCAAAGATTTAACACCACTAGCTATTTTTTCTATTATCGGCGACAAACTATCCCCTAATTTTATTCCTGCATTTTTAAGACTATTTAATGATTTTGTAAGTCTTTCGCCTGTAGTATCACTTACTTTTTCAAATGCGGTATCCGTTGCTCCAGCACTATTTTCCATTTCTTTAAGCATTGCGTTAAAATCTTTACCAGCATTATTGCTCAATACTAATGCAGCTTTACCAGCCTCTGCACTACCAAACATATCTGTCAAAGACTTTTCATTTTCCTTAGCGTTTTTATCCATAATGGCTAATATATCACCTACAGATTTTCCGCTTTTAATTAATTCCGGGAATGTTTTACCAGTGCTTTCTTGCAACGCTTTATTTGCTACTGTTCCACTTTTACCAAGCTCGTTTAACATACTATTCATGTACGTAGTTGCTTCAGCGGATTTAATACCTTTACTTGTCATTATTGCATATCCACTCGCAACCTGTTCAAGCTCTACTCCATATTGATTCGCTGTTGGTATTATTTTACCCATACTAGAACTTAATTCTCCAACCGTTACCTTACCTTTATTTTGCGTCTGAATGAGCACATCAGATACTTTATTTACTTCCTTGCTTTCTAGTTCGTATGAGTTCATTATTGTAGTTAGCAAATCCAAACTTTGCCCAGCTTCTGCAAATCCTGCTTTTGCAAGTTTAGTAGAATTGGTTACAAAGTTTACTGCATCCCCTGTTGATTGACCTGCACTGATTGCATCATAGACGTTATTAGCAATTTCGCTTGAAGCTATTCCACTATCATCGCTGAGATTTAAAATAGCCTTTCTTAGATCTCCAATAGGTACCTCAGCATCATTTGATATTGTACTTACTTTAGCCATACTACCCTCGAAATCCATGCTCATTTTACCCACTGCCACACCAAGCCCAACTATAGGAGCAGTAACTTTCATAGATAATTCTTTACCTACTTTAGTCATTCCTTCTCCTGCTTTTTTCATTCTTGCACCTGCATTGTTTAAAGCAGTTCCAAGCCTGGTCCAGCTAGAAGTTTGAGTTGCTATCTGCCTATCAACATCACCTAGTTGATTTCCCATATTTGATAAACTTGCCCTAGCTTGATTTAATCTTACTTCTAAGTCTTGCGTTGCTCTACTATCTGCACCTGTAGCTGCTACACTACGATTATAAGCAGCTTCTAATGCATTTACCTTTTGTTGTTGTAATCCCATGCTACTAGTTAAACTTGTATGCCTTAACCTCAACCGGTCTAATGCAGTGCCATTACTTCCTATTGCCGCAGTATTTGCCCTGAAATCACTGTTTGCAACTCTTAATCTTCTATTTATTTGAGCAATTCCATCATTAAATCCAGAACTATCCATACCAACTCGGACTGCTAAATTGCCTATATCCTCTGCCATCTATTTACCTCCTCTCTTACAAGATTGCTAATATGGCTTCTACGTTACTCTTATACTCTTTATTAGCTTTATAGAGTAATAAATCTATATAATAATAAATATCCATTTCATCAATATCGCTTAAAGTCCAATCTTTATCTAATAAATTCCAATAAGTTTCTTTCATCCATTCAATTAGCGTAAATTTTTCACCAGTACTACTATTGCTCGGCGGGAAATCGATCCAGTTTATCTAATACACCATCTATTGTCCTATTCAAAGTGGATGCCAACGTATCTATAAGTTTATCTCCGTCTAGTCCGTCGTAAAGTTCATCCCTAGTAAATTGATTTCCATACATAGTACAAGTTAAATCCACTAATTCATCTAAATCTTTTATACTTAAATCGTCGAAATTTACCCTTGATTGCACATCTATTGCATTTCTAAGCATCCTAGATTTAATTTTTTCGACTGTAAAAACTTTATCGTTCAATAATATTTCCATATAATTAAAACCTCCTAAAATAAAGAAGGGTATCTCTACCCCTCAATTTTTATACTACTACTGGTACAAAAACAGTATCTAAGAATGTTGTAAGTGGAGTTGTTGAGGAATCTTCATCCATTACAAATTTCCAATTTCCATCTGCTCTGATTACAAAAGTGCCCTTAAGCTTTGGAGTTTGGAAAGTAACTTTTTCTTCTTGAGTTTTTCCTTCCGTTGCAAGTTCTTCAAACTTGCCTTTTAAAAGCCAAACATATCTATACTTACCATTTGCTTTTTTTATTTTAAAACCCAATGCTAAATATGGTGCTATGTCCTTATCATTGTAAATCATTACTCCATTTGATGCATCCAATGTATGCCCTAATACTAAAGCCTGTACTTCCAGTGGTAAATCCTGCATTTCTGTCTCTACATCAATTTTTCCTACGGTTGTTACTGTTTCCACAGCTATATTGTCTGCATACAGAATATCTGTATTTGAGTTAGGTGTGATTTTTATATTTATAAGTGGTGAAACCGGTGTAACCGCTCCATATGTTCCTAGTACTTCATCCATTATTGCTACAACTAAACTTTCTACACCAATGGGTGTACTGTTTACTGTTCCTACCATAATTCATCCCATCCTTTTTATATTATTTGTTTTAAATAAAAAACTCTTATAACCTTATGATATATTTCTGTGTCACTTTCATATAATTCAGTAACATATTTTCTGCGAAATCCCGCTTGTTTCAGGGTATCTAAGACACTGTCAACTAAAGCCCCATAATTACCACTTGACCACACATCGACTTGAATATGATAACCTAGCGAAGTTTCCTTGTTGTCTGCATAGCTTGCTACATTTTCCAACATATTAAAAAATGTAATATAAGTAGTTTCATCCCCCCTGTAAGTTTGAAATTCGACGGGAACACCCAACGGTTTTAAGGTATCAATTATTAATTTATTCATAGCCCAAGTCCTTTTCGAAATTCTTCTTTCAAAATGCTTATTGCTTCACCTTTTTTAGATTCATATGCAGGCCCAAGAAAAGGTTCAGCATTTGTTCCTGGGTGATCACGTCCTACTCCATTACGAATTATTCGATGTGGAGAAGAACCAAATTCAATAAACTTCATATAAAATATTTCGCTCATATCAGCTTTTTCGATTCCTATCAGAACATGTTTTTCATCACCTTTGGTCTTAACTCTACTTATTGCTAATCCTGCTGCACCACCACCTGTTCTAATTGGTGCATTCATAACTGCTTCATCAAGTATTGGCTTTGCTGCCGCTAGTAATGCTTTATTTTCTATCCTTGCACCTCGTCGGCCTAATGCGGTTAATTGATCAAGTAATTCTTGCATGCCTTGGAGTTCAATTTCAGCCATTCATATCACCTCAATTCTAAAAAAAATAGACACTCTATTGAGCACCTATCCTTTTACATATCTTTTTACTTCGATTTCAAGCTGTTGACTTCTGTTCATTACATTGTCAGGACTTACGACTTCAAATACTGCATTATCTTCTAATCTTATGATTCTACAAGTCGAGTCAATCCCAGGCATAAACCACATTCTCAAACTTGCTGGTTCCTTAACTTGCTGAGCCAAATTCTTATAAGCTTCAGCACCAAATTTATTTCTCCATTCACAAAATAAATTTTCGTCTATGATATCTACCCATTCTTTGACAGGGTATCCATCTTCATCAATCCCTGAACCGGATTCCTTTTGTATTCTGATTGCTGTTGTCATGGCATTAAATTTAAGCATTTAAAACACCACCTAACTCATGCTTAATGCTTTTAATTGTGGCATCAAACACATATCAAAAGCGTAAGAAAATTTTATTTCTCCACTTGCTAAATTCCATAGATCAGTAACTCCAATTGTGAGAGTTGCAATCCCTAATTCAGTTTCAATTTGATCTTGAGTAACTCCAGCCCCTAGCATATATTGTTTTACTGCAATGGTTTTTATTCTGAGGTTACCATCATTGAACATTCCACCAATACTTAAACCAGTTTTGACCTCTTGCAATAATTCTTCATCAGTCATAAATTAAACCATAAGATATATGTCAATAATTTTACCTTTAAGAGCACTATTGAGATCAATTGTATTACTTTCTAAATTGGGAATACTAGTTATAACTGTTGGTGCAGTTGCTTCCTTTACATTATCAAGAAAAGTATCTCGAATTGTGTTGTGGGCAAGTTTATAAGGTAGTCCAAGCTTTTCACCAAACCCAATACTAACCGTTGCACTAACCGCATCATGAGCTGGACAAGTTATTTTAGTTACAGTTTTAAAAGCTTTATTCCCCTCTACTAACCCAGCAGTATCTACTGTGAATGCAGGAAGTGTTTCTGTAATGGCTTCATCGTTATAGTTTGTACCTTCGATTACTACCTGTACAGCCTTTATACTTCCAGCTGTACCTCCTGCTGTTGCAGTAATATTTCTTGGTGCTCCTGGATTAGTTATTTCTGTGATAAGTTCTTGAGCTGCTCCGGTTACCACCGCATGTATACCTGTTGCACTACCTACAACTGCTACTAAAGCAGCAATTTGCAAATGTGCTACATAGGAACGGTCAACCCTTGTTCCTCTTACATCACTAGGTATATAATTACCGAATTTCGGAAAAAATCTACTCATAATATGTGCCTCCCTATATGTTTTATATTTTATATCATAAATTATAAATTAGAAAAAAGGGGAATTGCTCCCCTTGCTACTATATTGCTAAATAAGACCAGTAAGTGAATGTTGTTTTTGCAAACAATGGCTTACCGCCTGAATAAAGTTTTCCTTTCCATACAGTTTCATCGGAAGAGAACTTCTCAGATGTATTTGACTCTATGCTGAATGCTTCTGATTCATTTACGATATAAGAAGAAAGATCTCCATAAAGAACTGAATCGACATCAGGCATTTGTGAAGTAAATATTACAGGTTGTCCAGCAATCAAATAAATTGATTCACCAGGTCCACCAACTACAGCAGCAATTGATACTATTGGCTTTCCTGCAGCGTCAGTCATTGCAAAGAATTTCTTAAAGAATGTGCTTCTCTTCATTCCCCATGATGCATTGTCACCGTATGGGCTTTCAACCTCTGCACATATAAGAGCTATCTGCTCCCAATCCATTACTGAATATGTGTGTGCTGCTGAAGGAGCTATTTTTAGTGCTGCTATAATCCCAAGAAACGATGATGTTTCTGTTGAACCATTTAATACATAGTTCTCACAAAGAAGTCCAATGTATTTTCCAATTTCCATAGCAAGATATTGTTCAAATGCTGGAATACTGTTTTTAAGTAATAAATTTTTAACTGTAATTGTTGCAACAACTGCCTGTTGAGATATTTTAACTTCTGTCATTGTGAAATTCAATTTAACTGTTCCATCCGCATTCACTGTAGGAGCTCCAGTTGTACCTATTGGCAATGTTACATCACCAGTAAATCCAAACTTAGTTATTGCGGTATAAAGCTTGCCATATTGCGTAACAATAGCAAATACTTTATCAAGAGTTGTCTGAGGAACTAAGTATTCTGCTCCACTAGTAACACTTCCACCATTCATATCTGTTATTGATCTTTTACCAAACCCCATTACCTCTGAATCTGCTTCTGAAACTTTGCTAGTTAAGTAACTTCTGTAAAATGCATCTCTGTATTTTGTTGTTGATCTGAAATTTTCCTCAGTGATTTGATTGCCTTTAATATCTTTTAACATTCCCATTCCCCCTCTTTTTTCAACAACCGTGTCCTTAAGCTCTTCTCCAATTGCATCTAATCTAGTTGATACAGTTCTTATATTTTCAGCTGCACCATTTAAATCTTCTGCTGACATGTCTCTGTGATTTTTGCATTTTTCTTTAAGCTCAGACCTCTTTGATTCAAGCTCTGTTTGTTCCCTCTTTAATTCTGCTATTGCCTTTTGTGATAACATTTGACATTCCTCCTATAATAATTCGATTAAGCTTAGTAAAGCTTGTTTTTTTGCTTCTTGAATTGCAATTTCTTCTGGCGTTGGTAATGGATCAGGTATTGGTGCTGGAATAGGTTCTGTTCCATCGGATGTAATGACTACAGTTTCCTCATACGCCGGGAAAACTACTATACTAAATTCATATATAGCATTAATTTTAGTAACTACATCCATTTTATTTTCCCAGTCAGATGCAATCAGAGAATCATTGTCAAACCAAAACGACATTCCATCTACTATTTCTCTTTCAACTCTGTCATATACCATATTATCAAGTTCTGTATCTCCCAGAACCACGCTAATAAATACTCCAATATCATCAACGGTAACAGTCATATTCTTACCTGCTCGCGCGAGTGGCATTGATGTGTTATGGTCAAATAACAAAGGTACTTTTGAAAAATCCACTGTGGCAACTGAGGTTTTATCTATTCTTTCTACCCATTTACTACCTCGATATGGTTTTCCATAGACACCAAATAGTATTGGATATGCCTTTAGTGTTCTTACTTGCTTTCCGTCCACGACCTCAGTGACTGCTCTGAATTTAGCCTTTTCATCATCAAAACATATTTTTCTTTTGCTTTGAGCCGTTAATGGGGATATTTTATTTTCTTTATTTCCCATTTTCTTCGATTCCTCCTTCTACTTTATAATTTCCAGCTGGTAAGGTTTGAAAGTTTTTATTTTCCAAGAACTTATCCAACTCAACTGGTCCTTTTGTCATTCCTATCCTACGTCTTATTTCATTTCTGTTCATTATCGTGCCATAAACCATCTCTTTATAAAAAGCAGTTTTGGCAGCCAGTGTACTTATTTCTAAATCAACTATCTCAGCTTGGACTTTATTATAAAATGCTATTTCCTTACTGGAAAATAATTTATAAGTTAACTCTTCCTGAATCTGATAAATTATCGGCTTCAATTTATTATCAACAAACTGTTCATACTGCAATTCATCAGCGGTACCATTTATAATTTCATAAGATGGTCCAAAATAATTATACAATTGCTTAGTTATGTCAGTTAAAAGTTGTACATTGAGCGGATTATTTTTAAAGTTAAAAGGTAGCAGTTCATATTCTGCTCCTATCATCCCAAGCCCCGTTGTATTTTCAGAAGTTTGGAACGTATCTTTAAATTCATCAAGTTTTTTCTTCATATCGGTAGACTTTAATTGTGATTTAACTTGCAATAGTGCTGATATTCTATTACTTGTCTCACTGTCCTTAACTGCTTGATTCTGCATAGTTCCAACCATTGTTGTATAATTTCCTGTAGCTTGCTTTGAAGCTCCACCTTTAGCTGTGGGGAACCTTTGCAAGTGAATAATATCATCATAGTAAAAGGAATACAGACTATTCCCATTGAAGGTGATTATTAATTTACCATCATCATCCTGGAAGAATTCAAACTGAGTAAATGGAAGTACATATATTGAATCTAGTGTTCCATTATTGTTCCACTCTGGCATTCCAAAAGCATTATTAGCTACAAGGTAATTTGTAATCATCTGCGTCCAAAACACCTGAGGACCTTGATATTTATTAGTCCTTATTGTTAGCACATTTTGAACACTATCATTAATCATGGCCATATTTCCTTCGGGATCTTCCCTTATGTGATAAAAAGGAACGCTCGCTATCTTTTCAGCTACAAAATTAATGGCTGTCCGGATTTCAGGTATATCATATATTTGCCTGTTTATTTGCAGTATAGAGTACCCTTGATTGAGCATATTGATAAGTTTAGTGGCCGTTAATTTATCCTTTTGAAAATAATTTGATATATTGCTAAACAGTCCTATGTTCATCACCTCCTCTCAGTGCCTATAAAATTACTTTGAAAATTTTTCATATTTCAAACGCGAGCCTAAAAGTGATTCTATTGTCCTGGATATTTCACAGGCCTCAGAAGCACATAAAGTTCTCTTTTCTTGGATGTCCTCTAACTTTCCAATTTGTTTATCAATAGTTTCTTGATAATCGTATTTTTCCATATAACTCACCACCTCTCCATTACTGATATTCATCAAACATATCCTTACATTTTTTATAAGCAATATAAGCACATAAAAAAGACACATATCCATCGATACGTGCTTTTGATTTTGACTTATCCGGTTGTATATCATTATTCGGCATTGTTATTTTAGCGGCTGTGTTCGTGGTGCACCATCTAAACAATCCGTTATGCTTACTAAATTGTATTATTTCATCTTTAAACAATACGCGAGTTTCTTTCATTGGTTCCGATAAACTTTTTGCACCCATTGCTACTGGAAATAAAACCCCTCTGCCTTCTTTAGTTTCTAGTGGAAATCCCTTCATGGACATATCCTCACTCCATTCATCAAAATGCCATCTATCAGCACCAATTTTCCAAAATGTAACTTGATATTCTTCAGATAATTCTATAAACCATTCGGTTACATCGCTTTTTTTAACTAAACTTCCATTACATATTTTAAGCAATTTATTATTAAGTGGATCCAATGCATTAGTATTGCAAAAACTTTCATAAGCCATTTTATCAGCTTTTGAATTTTGTTCTATTCTTGATTCTGCTATAAAATACTTCTGGAATAAATACAATTTTCCACCTATAGGTATTAAAGCTGATCCACAACATAAATCTGTAGTTTCTGCTAAATCCGCTCCACCTGCAGCATATTTATCCTGTATCATTTCTATATCCATATCAATAGCACATTTATCTACTTCAAGTAAGTTAAAATAAACAACTGACATTGAACTAGCTCTGTTTAAGTGCTTACATAAAAAAGAAGGCATCTGTGCAGGATCCTGCAATGCCTTTTGGTACTCGCCCTCCAAATAACTCATAGTTGGTCTAGCATCTACAAGTCCTGGATTAGCTTTTATCCAACACTTTCGGTCCGCAGTTTCATCAGTATCATCAACCCTGAAAATCATAGGGAATAAACGCTCTTCACTTTCGCCCTTTAACTTTTTATCACATCGTTCGAGAATACTATCAAAAATACCCTCTCTTTCAAAACCAAATGTGCTTATTGTGAATATTAGAGGCTGTGTTCTAGCTCCCATAGCGGATGAAAATACATCATATACATTTCTATCCTTTATCGCGTGTAGCTCATCAATTACAACGCAATGTGGATTTAATCCATCTTGAGAATTACTATTTTTACTTCCTGCTTTCATATAGCTATTACCGGCAGGGAATAAAAGCATTTCTGAATTATCTTTATCCCTTTTAGTTTTCACATGATACTTTAATGCTTCACTACTTAATGCGAAGTTCTTAGCAGCTTCATACACTATACTTGCCTGTTGCTTTTGAGTAGCCAAACACCATACTTGTGCAGCCGGTTCTCTATCACACATCAACATAAAAACGGCTATTGCAGAAACAAAGGTGGATTTTCCCCATTTTCTAGCAACAAGAAGAACCATTTCTCTAAAATATCTTACAGTCATTTTTAATTCAGTATCATACATTTTAAAACCAAAAATACAAGCTGCTATATACTTCTGCTCCGTAGATAGTTCTAAAGGTTGTCCAGCCCAACGTCCTTCTCTATGTTTAACTAGTTTGCAAAAATCAATAAAGGCTTCAACATCTATATTCTCATAAAAAACTGTTTTACTTTTGAGCAGCTTTTCAATCATCTTCTTTAATGACTTAATGTCTTTGCCATGATTCTGCGGTTCTGCTGTAATGTAATCATGCCAGTCTTTTATATATCCTGGAGTTTCTATTTTTTTCTTAAGCATTACCAGCACGCCTTGCTATTTTAAGGAATGCATCTTCTGGCTTAGGAATAATCTTTTCAGGTGCCGGCATGAGATCAGTAAGTTGCCTCATTATTCCCATGTGATTTTTTATCATAGTATTATATACTTCAACCTCAGGACTTTTTTTAGTTCCAAACTGATTTTCACCATTTTTATACGTAGAAATCGTTCCATCTTCATTTATTGCCTCTTGCAAATCCTCCAGAGTAATGGTCATAAAAGCGGCGTTTTTAACAAGAGATAAAACACTTTCAAATGTTTTTGGAGCAATTTCTTTAAATAATTCTCTCAACTTTAATATTTCTTTTTTTATTCTTTTGTCTTTTTCTTCCTTCATCAAAGCTTTCCGTTCTCTCTCTATTTCATCGAATGAAGCGTCATCTTTCATTATATCCCACCACCTTTACCTACACCCCTTACGCAAAAAATCCCACGAGTGAGATGAAATCTTATCACTACGGTTTACACCGAACCCCCGTTCGCATCCTATATGGGGGGGATTAGGAACTTTTGGAGCCCTGTAGATCTATCATGTATTTCTTCATGGCAATCATTACAAACATATTGAAGGTTCTTAGTATTATAGGCAACATTCCAATCACTTTTGTTCGTATCTGTAAGCCATATCATATGATGAACTATCTTGCCAGCCTTTACCTTTCCTTTCTTCTTGCAACGCTCACACAGTCCATTACTTCTAGTGATTACAACTTGCCTTGACTTCGGCCATTGCTTATCCTTGTATACCTCTGGATACTTTGCCATTACATCACACCTACTTACTCAAGTTCTGCATCTCTATCATCTTAATTAGGTCCTTATCCATTACGAATACGACTCCTTATCTTTTCTGCTGAATAGCACCCTTACATCTTTTATAACTATGCTCGTTCATACAGTCCTTTACACTATCACTAACCTTGTCTACACCTACTCTCTTGCTGTTGCAGTAAGGACATACCAAATATCTATCTTTTGCCATTACATTAATATCTTCACTTAATAAGACAAACTCTCTACCACATGTTCTACACTTATGAGCTGCATACATACCTACCATATCCTTACTCCTTTTTAATTTTAGACATAGAAAAAGCACCTAAAATCCATTAAGAATTCTTAGGTGCTTTTTATTTGCAATTACTAATAGTATCATATTACCACACTTAATTTATCATGTAAATATCATCTTTTTATCATGTTATTATCACAGTGCATCTACACCAAACAAATATACTCCCAAGGCCTGTACCATCTCGTTTTTCCATCTTCTTATTGTTATCTCTGAACAGTTTAATTCAACTGCTATCTTGTCAAATGGTACATTTTGTAAATAACACATTGCAATTACTTCATACTTATTTAACTGATTTTTTCTAATGCAATCTTCTTTAAGTGCCTTTAATGCGGTTCTAATATGAGTAACCATAATCATTGTCCTGAACTTACTACGTCTTATCGATAATATGAAAAGTTTATCATTTGGCCCTATACTCTCACAAGAGAAGTTATCTTCCTCATCAAGCTTTATATAATCTAAATTATCAACTGCTTCTTCATAATGTTTACTGAGATTATTGTAATTACTTAGAAGTAATTTAGTGTTATGAAGAATTTTAGTATTCGCTTCTTCATGTTTTTTAATATCAAACTGTTTAATCGCTTCTGTTACTGCTTTTTTTATCACTTCATCGAAGTTTGCAGAGTATCTCATGTTTTATTCCCCCTAAGTTTTATTCTAACTTTTCAATACGTTCCTGCATTATTTTCTTTTCAGCCTCTAATTTAGCTTTCATAGCCCATTTTTTATCCCAAATAGCTTTTTTAATATCTATGTTAAGTTGATCTATTCTACCAATGTACATATCTTTCCAATCTATTTTCATGTAAGCCTCCTCATATTTTAAAACCATTTAGTAATTCTTCCTCGGTAGCTCCTTTAATTTGTTCTCCAATTTCACTAAGCTCTATAGTAATTTTATTAAACTCTGGAATATAACTTTTTTCTATCGTCTCAAGCTTTATGTTTTTATTATTCAAATACAGGCAAGCTTTCTTTTCTCTCTGGAGAAGTAAATTGTATTTTTCTTTTAAAATATTTAAATTATTCATAAAATACCTCCATTTTGTACCGTGTAGTCTTTGTGTAGTGTTTGTGTAGTGTTTTATAAACCTTACACTAACTTCAAACCATTGGTATTACTAGCTTTTAAAAAATTCCGTGTAGTCCGTGTAGTAAAAAACACCATTGTGTCTATATTGCATATGCGTATATACATATATTTACATATATTTATACAGTATTAACTTTAGGGGTAAATAGCTACACTTACTACACCAATGAGACATACAAATGGTTTGATGGTATTATTCGTTACACTAAACCCTACACGTCACTACACTATTTTGCAATTCACTACACGAATTATAGATATTTTTAGTATTAATTCAATTTATGCCCATTATTTATTTTATCCCAATATTTGAAGTTTATAGAAGATGTAAAAATTAACCTTTGCAATTTGACAAAATTTTTAATGTTATAAAGTTTGACAAAAACTAAATTGTCACAAATTCGTATTCTTTTTTGTCTTGATTCCAATTGCATTTTTCACAAATTTTATCACCATTTCCCCATAACTCTACTCTTAATCTTCCACACTCAGTACATTCTTCACCTGTGTAGCCTATAAGTGGACCTTTTGTTTTTATACCTTGAATCAATTCCTCTGGAACACCATACATATTGCAAATTTGCTTTCTTATTGTTTCATAAAGAGGACTTTTGCCCATACCTATAGCTCCAATGTTTATTTTTTCTATATAACTATCACATTTAGTTATTCCATCAGTACGACAATCTACTTCATTATGGTCATTTATATAGTTACAATCTGAACATGTATTTTTCTTATAACAGGAATTACATATACATGATTTAACACACATGCTTACACCTCCATTTTAATTCACAATTTATTTGAAATGCGACTTAACGTTCTTCTCCAAGAATAATCATATTATTATCGTCATAATCAATTTCAAATTCCTTATCACATTTTTTACACTCCAACCATGAACATTCTGCAAGTCCAATATCACTATTATGCATACGTTTTTTATCTGTTAATGTTCCATCCCTTGTAATATCTCGTGCTATCTCATGTGTCCGTTCTTCAATGTATTGTATTGCACCACCACACGTACATGTGGGCTTTTTATATTTCATAATATTCTCCTTATAGATAGCCACAATTGACTAAGCATTACCTAATTTAATATTTTTTTGTTTTAAATTACTATACATTTCATCTGTAACAACAAAACTACCTGTACAATATAAAGTTGTATTACTACGTAGTTCAATAGCCTTAGTTAAATCCTCAGTATTATTTATTGGATTGCAGATATGACCGTTTTTCATATTAAAAACCCCTTCGTTTTATATTTTTAAGTCGCTATATAATCATAGTCTACATATTTTTGAAGTGTGACTTAAACTGATAGCTCTTCTATATTTTGCATTGCCCAAAAGTTAGGTTCGTATCCACGTTTTTTCATCCAAGTGTATAGTACTTCATTTAATTTTTCTTCAAGTTCATCACTATCTTCTTTTGTAACATCATTCAAATAATCTTCTGCCACTTCTCCAAGTTCATCCCCAGTGTTTTCAGCTATATCCTCTAAAATTGAGTCTACATTTACACCACTCGCAGTTACCTTACCAACTTGACCAACCTCAAATAACTCTATAGCTTTTATATCAAACCCATGTTCAGTATTAATTTTATTTTCTGCAAAGGCTTCTGCCCTTCCAATTTCGATTGCTTCTTGCCTAGTTTCATAACATTCTCCCGTCCATACTTCATTTTGTCCTATATTAAACATCCATTTACCATTCTCAATATTATTCAATGTAAATTCCTCCTAATTTTTTATTGTGAATTAATTATTTTCTATATACCACTCTTTTTCCATTAAACTTTTATTGTATGTTGGTCTAACTTTAAGATAATGCATTGCAAATTTTAATGGCATAAAGTTTGGATATGTCATGTTTTGTCCATATACCTTAATTTTCTTACCTTGTTTCCCTGCTTCTAATGCTTCTTCCCATGTAACTGCTTTTTCGTTTTGCATATTAAACTCCTTCCTTACATTTTCTCGGAATTAAAGCTTTCTACCACACATAGGACAAAATTTAATATCAAATGTAGCTATTGCCATACCTCTTTCATAAACTATAATTCCACAATCATCCTTTTTAGTTGTTAACATCAAATTTATTTCTCGTTTTTTATAATGAGTATTCTCAAGTCTATTTGATTGAACTTCACATATACATTTTTTATTCATATATCCTCCTTCGCATTATTTTCATAGTCTACATATATTTGCATTGCGTATTAATCTTTTACTTTAAATAATGGATATTTATAATTATCTATTGTCCAATTTTTAAAACACATTGTGTTTTTTTCTGTATTTATTCCAACACAATTTAAAGCATTTCCTTTATTGCTACCTAATGTTAATTCAACTATGCCACCTATTTCATATAACTTTTTAATAGATTCTGCTATTACTATTATTTGTTTTTCTATTTCAGCATGTTTATTTTCACATTCTCTAGCCTCATCTATATCGGAAAATTCTCTGTTGCAGACTGAACATCTATAAAATCCTATTGGCATTTTTACACTTCCTTTAATTTGTATTATTTTTGAATTACGTACTAATCCCAATGTAATTTCTGACCACATTCTGGGCAAAATTTTAGCGTTTTCACATTATAATCCTCTGTGGTTATTTCGCAAACAGGGCAAGTAAATTCATTATCATATTCGGTAAATACTTTTAGTGGTATCTGTTTTTCAAGTGCATCCTTAACTTGTTCAGGGCTTAACCCACTATCTTCGTAATCTGATAGCATTTGAAAACCACTTTGTACTGGACAACCGATGCAATTATGGTCTTGAAAATCTTCACAAAAATCATTGCATCCACTTTCACCACAACTTTCACACATAGCTTTTAATGTTGGTGAATTTGTTATTTCACTTATTTTCGTCAACCTTTTATACTTCATAATATTTAAACCTCCATCTTTCGCATTATAATCAGATGTTGCAGCTATTCCTTAACAAATGGATTATAAATATTATCACACTCGGTCATTTGCGATTGATGATCCTTATCTAGTAACCCAATACCTTTCCAATAGATGCCAGAATTAGTCCTACCTTTTTCAAATTCCTTTTCTGTCATTTTTCTAGTAAATTTAATAGAAGAAAGTGTATATTCTTTATTCTCTTTGCACCATGATTCATAAGTCTTGTATAGATCAGATACATTCACCCTCACTGTTTCACTGCTAGCAACTATGCATTCCTCGGCTATAAACCTTTGGATAGGATCACTGTCAACTCTATATTCATCCACGGAAGCTTTAACAACATCTGGGATATCTTCACCCTCTTGCTGCCATTTCAAGCAACCTTCTATGGCCCAATTCAATATTCCACTCATCTCAGGTATCAATTTGTTTTCAAAGAAGTTCACATCCTTATCACCATCAACGAATTTATATTTAAAAGGAATCTTTCTAACTCTTCTCCAAATACCCTCATCATCATTGTTAATTTTGGGCATATGGTTAGTTGACATCCATAATTTAAAAGTAGGCTTAAGGTTAAAACTTGACTCATATAAATTTCTAACCTTTACGGTCTCGTCTGCTCCTGAAGTAAGAGATTTTAGCAATCCTTCATCAAAGGACTTGGATCCTTTCATCTCATTAACATTTACAAACCTTTTACCTATTAATCCTGCAATTTCTTCTCTTGTTCCCTCGTCGCCCATTTTTTCCATTAAACTTTTAGCATCAAGTCCATCAGCATAATCTCCCATAAACCTCATAATAGTTTTTATAAAAGTACCCTTACCGTTTGCTCCATTACCATGAAGAATATAAAAACACTGTAAATTTGCATCACCGGTCATACTATAGCCTATAGATTTTTGAATATAATTAATTAACTCCTGGTCCTCCATGAATATTTTATTGATAAACTCGGTCCAGTTTGGACATTGTGCCTTTGGACTATATTCAACATTTACAACCTTTGTACAAAAATTTCTTCTATCATGATTTTCTAATAGCCCAGTCCTAAGATTTAAGGTGCCATTTTTTATATTTAACAGGTAATTATCCTTATCTGTTTCGGTTATTATTAATCGGTTTTGCGTCATGGCCTGATTAACCATAGCTTTTATTTTTCCATCAGATTCACTCCTGAGAACATATTTTTTAATAGATTCTTTTAATTTCTCTTTTTTTATTTCTTCATCGAACGTTAATCCTTGCAAGGATATAGCCTCACCCTCTACTTGTAATTTCCTAAGTACTTTCCTAGCTAATCCCTCAATTTTGCCTACAAAATCAAATTCCCAGTGCTTACTGGACCATAATAACCAACTTTTTCGAATTGGATTGTATCTAATATTTTTACCGTATATGGCCATTAATCTTTCAGCATTTCCTACATCGCTAAAATTAAGATTTATAAGGCTTTGGTCCTCTGCATCATCATACTCATAGAGGGATGAATTACTAACAATATCTATGAGCTCCTCTTTTTCATGCCCTTGATTTATCCAGTCTGAAACATCTTCTTTTTCTTCTAGTTCTGGAATCTCAATTCTTTTTATATATTCAGCAGTTCCAAATAGTTTTGCAGCAATGTTATCTGCATGCGCTCGTCCTGGATCATCATTGTCATTTAAAATTATGACTTTGGCACCTTTAAAATAGTGGTTATACTCTTTTCTCCATTTAGGTTTTTGAGTACTTATTGAAGCACCATCGAAATTACAAGTTGCAACTAAACCCCATTTTTTAAGGTTTTCCGCATCTTTTTCACCCTCCACTACATAAACATTCTCACCTTTTTTAATTGCTTCTATGAGCTCTGGAAGGTTGTACACTACGGGTACACATAAAGGGAAATCTTTCATTTTAACCTTATCCCTTTTTTTCTTACTCCAATTGTCTCCTCCTGGATAAGTTTCATAATACGTTCCTTCATCAAGGCCCCAAATTGTGCTACCATTTATAATTCTCTTTTGAGCAAAATGCTTTTTCTTTTGTTCTGTAGCTTCAAATCTTACTTTTTCAAAGAGCATATTACCGGAAGCATCTTTGTATTGGTATGAAATTTCACTTTTATTTGTATCTTCTTTATCTTTAAGTGGCTTATCGAACAAGTCTGACATTCCAAGTCCAGCTGCTTCAACAATATCTATGGTTTCACAACCTGCGTGACATTTAAAAATTGTGACTCCTTTAGCTCTATCGTATTTAATACTGAGGCTTGCCTCTTTGTCTAGGTGTGAGGGACACATGGCTTTGCATATATCCCCTTTATCTTCTTTTACTTTGAAATGACTCTTGATAGATTTATAGTCCATGTATCACACCTCAACCTTTTAGTTTTTTTGTACATCTTCCATGAATCCTCTGTGGACTAATATATTTCTAACTCCATAACGTAAGGTATTATATATTTCGCTCCCCATAAATTCCTTTGAAGTAGGTCGTATTATGGTCTTGAATTCTCTTTCCAGTGCTTTGAATCTTTTATATAATGTGCTTGCATCATATTTGCTTCTGAAATTCCCTTTTCTTATATCTGAATCAAAATCCTTACCTTCCATGAAGATATAAAATTCTATTCCATACTTGTTGATTGAAGTTAGTTCTTGCTTCATCCTGTTGTAGTCGGTTTTTAAAACCTTGGCAAGATATTTTTCACCAAACAAATCTATTATTTCTTTCTTAATTTCATTTATGTTTGTCATATTATCCTTTAGATTCATGGCTAATTCATCAATGCAGAACTTTCTTTCAATCACTAGTTCATCTGTAAAGTAAATATCCCTTAACTGTCCTTCAAAGCTTCCAAGTGGCAAATAACAGCCATAGTCTCCATAGTCTAGCTTCTGAACCTTATATTTTTTCTTACTTTTATCAAACCATTCAGTGATGTGACTATTCGCCTGCTCTCTTGAGTCCACCAATATAACCATTTTGTTTAATAATTCGTTTATTTCTTTGTCAGTGAATTTATATCGCAACATTATCTCTCCTTTCATTTGTTAGTATTATTTCATCAAAACGGGATATCGCCATCATCGATTGGAGTTATATCACTATTACTCCCAAAACTATAATTATCAGTATTAGAGTTATTAGAATCATTTTGTTTTGAGGCCTGTCCATTACCTTTGCTATCAAGGAAGTCCACCTCGTCGGCTATTACTTCTGTCTTATATACTTTAATGTTCTCTTTATTCATATAATTCGATGTTTGAATACTACCAGTTACACCTACTTGAGAGCCTTTAGTCATATAGTTTGCAGTAGCCTCGGCTGTCTTACCAAATACCGTAACTGGAAGAAAATCTGCATCCGGTTGTCCCTCTTTTTTAAATCTCCTATTTACGGCAATCGTAAATTTACAAACTGCTGTTCCTGTTCCTTGACCAAATATTAATTCAGGATCTTTTGTCATTCGACCTATTAAAGTAACTTTATTCAAATTAATCGCCGCCTTTTATTTTTTTGTCTTTGCATTTACTGCAAGTTTCTATCTCATCGTTGCATTTTTCTGGGGAAGGAATTAATTCTTTACATTCCCCACAAACTTTAATTAAAACTCTTTTATTGCTCATTATTTTTCACCATCCATAGAGTCAATGAATTTTTGAGCCATTGCTGCAACTTGAATAGATTCAGACGCTAAATTTATAGCATAGTTTTTCAAGTTTTTAATATGTGTCAATGTGTTATCGGTTTTATCTCTTTTTATATAGCCCCAAGTATTGTCTAACTCGAATTTTATATTTAACATTTCTATTTCAGCCTCTTCAACCTCTTCTTTGAGAACTGCGTAGCCCTCATGAGTAGAATTAAACAAAGGATGCTTTATCATTGATCTTTGTGATTCTTCATCTGCTAATTTTAAAACTTGTGATTTTAACTGTTCCATTTTTATAACTGGAATTGTCTCGCCGCAATTTTCACAAATCCAAATTCCTTGGCTATCACTGGAATAATATCTTGTATTACATCTTGGACATATTCTTTTTTCCACTTTAACTCCTCCGTTTCTTGGTTTTTTTACTAGACATATTTGTAAGTGTTTGCTCCCAAGTCCTGAAAAATTAAATTTTATACATTGTTCAGCAACATTAAACCTGCAATCTTCACATATATGTTTACTCATAATTTATAACCTCTCTGACATTTCATTTATTAATCTTGAAATAGCATTTTTACATTTTCCATGCATTTCAGGGTAATCTTTTTTTATTTCATCCATTACCTCAAGCTCATGCCTAAAAACATTCTGAAGTTCTTCAAAATAAATTTTAAACTTAAGAACTGGCTGAGTAGTATTCTGACCACTTTTATTTCTAAGTTCTTCAAGCTCTATTGCTATTGCATCAGGTATCTTTTCAATAATTACTGGTTCTGCTGTTATTACATCAATAGGTTTTTTTGCTTGTTCTTCAAGTTCATCTATCCTAAGAGCTGAACTGTCCAAATCTCCTTGTGCTTCTTTAAGAGATGCCTGGAGTCTTTCAACCTCTTCATTGTTCCCAGAAGCTTTTGCTTCTCCAATAAACGTTTGAAGCTTTGCAATTTCTTCACTTGATTTTTCTTTCTCGCTTTTGAGTAAATCCTTAAGTTTCCTTATATCCTCTTTGGCATTCTCTTTTGATTCTCTTAGCAGATTTTCTGAAACAAATTGTAAGCCTTCCGCTTTTTTCATAGCACTTGAATATATATCTTTTTCATTTATCGCTTTATCTCTATCCTTGATAGCCTGTTGCAGCTCTTTTGTGGTCATTTCGTTTACCGAGTTATTTTCTAAAAATTCTTCTCTTTGTGGTTCTTCTATTTTTGACAATGCAAGTAGCTTAACCATTCCCAAATGTCCTATTTGTGCCATCGATGTCACATTGTATCCTTCTGATATTTCAATATATCTATAAGCATTTCGTTTTGAATAATCCAGCTCTTTTTCAACATACTCCTCAAAACTACTGCAACTCTTTTCTGTATATGTTTTGTTATCTCGGATATATTTAAGCTCATTTCCTATGTTCCACAAACCCATACCAACAAAATTCTCATTACTTTTTATTACTACTTCACTTTCTGATATTGATTTCAAAATTGCCAACTCATTCATAATATTGCCTCCTTTTAATTTAAGCCGGAATAGTTGTTCTGTTTTGGATTGTAACTTTTTTCTTTTCTAATTTTTTTCTTTTAAATATATTGATAAATTGTTTTACATCTTCGCTTGGCGACCTATTATTTTTACCATGTACCTGAATGATCTTATCCTTTTGGACCTCTATAGTGTAATAGGACTTGTCCAATTCCGATACTTTTCGAATAAAGAATATATTAGTTTCACCTTTAGCATATCTGTCTGCATAACCGCCTACGCAATGTGTAAGTGCTGCTCCCTCTTTAATCAATTCATCAGAACTTTCAGCCGGTCTTATTGATAATCCGTTACATTCAAACATATATTTAGCCAAGAGCTTAACTCTATTTTTTATTAACACATCGAGTTTTTCATCTTTTTGCATTTTAATTTGTTTAATAGTATTTTGATGAGCAGTGAAAAGGTCTCTTGGATAGATAATTTGGTCCTTTGTAGTATCCATTTCAAGTTTAATACAATCTGATATATAATCTCTGAAAGTTGAGAGCACACTGCTTTTACCATGATAATGTTTTCCTGTTTTGTAAATGTTATAGTTATCGAATTGCTTTGAGAAATAATTTAAAAGTTTCTTCATGGAGCTATACTTTAATGCATACTGTAAAGAGTCATAGCAACATAAATAGTCTTTTGCTACACTAATAGTCTCTTCTAGTGTCAATTTCCAGTCTCTTTTTTTAGCATCTTGAAAAATCTTTAAAAAGGAGAATGTTACATTTATCTTTTGAGCTCTTATTTCTTTTAAATCTTGCTTATTCACTTTTAGTATCTTGAATATAGTTTTTCCTCTCCAGTTTATAGTTCTATATGTGAGGCCTCCGTCAAGCTTGTTTTGTACTAAGTCCTTGTAGCCTTCTTTTGTCAGATATTCAACAACAGGAAATTTAGTATAGAACTCGAAAAACTTAGTCATATCACCGCTGTAGTAACAATTCCATTGACTGTATTTGAAAGGAGTATCTTTAATTGCTGATTCAATACTTTCCCTTGAATAACTTACCCTAGCACCTCTTTGCTCGAATGGTCCTGCTAATGAACAGATACTGCTCGTTCGGTCAAACCTATCGCCATAGTAATTTTTTTTCAACATTGTACTTTGGCCCTTAATTGCATCAAACACATACATAGCCATTAAAAAGTAATCCGTTTTCACCCTGGTATAATCATATCTGTAATCCCTTTGGGCTTGGATACCTCTTGCTATAAGCACGTTTGGGTCTTTAATAGACTTTTCATAGTAGACAAAATATACAGTATCAATCATATATTTCCTGCCCATTCCACCTGATTTCACCATTACCTTACTTTTACAGTTAGGACAAGTAGTTTCTTCATTGTGCTTTAAACTATATGTCTTGAATTCCATTCCACAATGAGTGCAGAATCCATACTGTTGCTTTTTATCTTTTCTAGTAAATATATACCTGCTAAATTTAAAAGCCTTTTCTATCGCATATTTCTTTACTCCATCACTTATATCGTTTGGAAAATGTTCGGTATATTCTTTATTTCTAGCATCTACTTCCAATACATTCATCTCCTAAAAATCAAGTTCAATTTTAAATTCAATGTTAGATTTTTCTTTTTTTATGATAGGAATTTCCACTATCGGCTCTTGTACCTTTGAAACTTTATTCGTAATGGAGGAATCAATTCCAAAATATTTTAAAACTATTCCAAATCCTTCTTCTGGATTTACCATACCGCACCTATCTATTTGTCTTTTTTGTGCAATTTTTCTCATTTCAGCAATAGATCCTTTTATTGTTTTGTCTGCAACAAGTATTTTTTCAACAGCTACAGGGTCAGTATTTAATTTTTCTATAAGAAACTCCCCAACATATTTAATGTTTATGTCATTTTTTTCTTTCTCTATTTCTGCCTTTAATTTTTCAATTGCTTTTGCTAACATAATTTAATTACCCCCTAATAAAATATTTCAATTACTAAAACTAAATAGTATGCTAGGCAGTATCCAAGCACCGCCCCAGCCACTAAACTATAAATATACCTCCCTATTTGTCGCATCCGTTTTTCCTTTCGTACTCGCTCGTTTTCTCACTAATCATATAAAGAGTAGTTATAATCAATCCAATCCAAACTATTAATACCCCAATTACTATTTTCAAAACTTCCGCCCCCTCATTCTCTTTTCCATGTAATGAGCATAATTATTAGCTTCTGTGTCCCTCAAAATTGTTAATCTTAAAGCTTCTTTTTTCTTAGATTGAATAGCTGCATACATTTCTAAAGCTTTATCGTGGTTATTCATGGTTTTTCTCAAATTCGATATTGTGTAAAAGAAACTCTTCAAAATCTGTATCACTAATAATTTCAGTGCGTTCAGGCATAAACCAACCTTTTAAGTTATATATTGTGGACCTACAAGCTGCGTTTATTTGTGTCTCTGTTAACTCTTCTAATTCTTTAAAAGTGTTCACTCCCAACCCCTCCAATTTATTCGTAAATTCCCAAACCTCGCTCATATTCCAGTATGCTTATAGGCTTTTCAATCTTCTTGATACTCCTACAATAATCACATTTGCCACAAAATATCGGTTCCAATTCTCCATCTCTTACCGCTACAATGTGCTCTAGTCTACTTTCAATTTCTGATAATTTATCATCTATAAATGATTTTCCCATGTAGATAACTTCGTGATCAGGAACCTCTTGCTTATCCACAACTATTAAATAAGGTTCTAAATAATCCACAAGTCCTGTGTTTTGTTTTAAAATCTGTGCATAAATTGCTATTTGTGTCTGATAATCATACTTGTTTATAAAGGTTTCTTTGCTTCTAATATCATTATTCCAGTACGTTTCGCTCAATCCCTTAGTTGTTTTTATATCAGCAAAGTATCCCTTTTCTAAGTTCAAAATATCTACTTGAATCTTAAAATCTACTCCGGCAATTTTACCAACGAATATTTGTTCCTTTTTACCCTCTCGTATTTGTTCCACCAGAGGATCATTTCTCAGTACCTCAATCATTTTATCCCCAAGTGCATATTTTGCTAACATGGAACCATCCTTTTTAAATAGTTCTGGATGGTCTGCTGTGAACTCTCTTAATTCTTCTGAACTCCAAGCATGTACATAACTTCCAAGTAGGAAAGCTGGGTTATCTTTTTCTATCCATATACCATTACGCTTTGCAACCTCTTTGGCTTCACATCCTCCATGGAATATGTCCCAAGCCTTAAAAGATGATGAACCCATATACAAGAGTTCGGCTTCTGTGCTAAAGTAATTTTCTCTAGTTAATTCCATCAGTTTTCACCTCTTCTTGTGGCATTTCATAAATAAATATTGAAGATTCATATTCATTAAGAGCTATAGTTCTTGTAAGAGAAGCTAGTTTTAATCTTTCAATCACTGTGATTCTCTTTTTCATATTGTCTAACACTTTTACAGCACTTTCGTTGTCTTTATATACTCCAAGTTGCACTCCGCTATGCTCTTCATCACTCGTGATTGCATAAATGGAGGTACGGTCTAGTTGAATTCTATTAGCATCAATCAGTTCAGTTTTGTCTTGACTCTCAATCCACATTACTATCACCATCCTCTGGAAACTCTTCATAATTTGTTTCAATTATATTTTCATCTGTTTCGACTTTATCAGTTTTAAAGGTATCAGGTACTTCTTCATTTACCTTTTTATCTTTTTTAAAATCCATATCTGAACTTTCTTCAAATATCTTAGCTTGTTCTATAGAGGAAAAATCCTTTTCTATCTTTTTAGTCAATCTTCTCAATACTGTTTTTTTATACATTTCCCCTGGAGTTTGCACCCAAGCCTTTGAATACTCTCCAGTTTTATAAGATTTTTGTGAGAAATTAATTTTAATGTTTTCAATTTCTTCGGTACTCATTGTTTCATATTCCATTCCATTATCTTGATACAAAACTACTGCAAAGGCTCCTATGATTTTATTATTGTTAAAACTAAGCGGCTTAAAGTTTATACTTTGTTGCCCTCTTAATATCTCTTCTTCAAACAAATCGCCCTCTTGTACTATCTTTGCGTATATGTCTTTAATGGCTCGTATACTATGTTTTTTAGCTAATTTAGTTTCTCCCTTATAATCTGTACGGAATTGCAACTCTCCTTTAACTGGTATCGCATAGCATTCCTTTTGGAAGAAATCTAGCCCTAGGAATGCACCTTTGAGTAAAGTTCTAGCTATGCTGTTAGGCTGACAAGTTTCTATGTTGTAGGTGTCTTGCATTACTGTCATACAATTTTGTAGAAACCTAGTTTGATTAAAGTCATTCGGCATAGCATCTATTTTACTTACCAATAATCTATTTAATTCATTTGCAGTGCCTTGCAGCACTAAGCTTTTTTTATCTGCCATTTATATTTCCTCACTTTCTTGTGATACTTTCCACCATGAAGGAGTTTCTTCTGATTCTATTAAACAAGCATAATTCCCATTGTGATCGTTATGAAATCTGCAATTTCCACAATGTAAATTTTTCTTACATTCTTCACTTAATTCTGATATAGCTTGTAATATTTCTGATTTTTTCATCCTATTTACCTCCAACTATTTCTAATTCTTTTTCCTTAACAATAGTTACAAATGCTTGAATATCGTTAACTTCGCAAATGTCTAAAACTTTCTTTTGCTCTGATTCATTTAATCTTTCAAATCCATCCAAGCACATTATTTTAAGTTCGCCCATCCTCTGAAGAGATATATTGAATGCTACTTCTAGCTTTTCTCCATCACTCAAGCCATCCAATAGAGTTCCATGAATTCTAATCATTCCTTTTTCATCTACACCAATACCATTGATAGGTAGTTTATGAGTTTTTAAAAGGTCCGCGGGCTTCTGTCTAGCGATATTAATCTGTTCAGTGAATAATGCACTGGAAACTTTTTTCTCTGCTAATTGTCCGTTAATGATGCTCTGTAGCCTGTCCCATTCCCTAAGATAACCCTTCATGGTTTCTACTTCGCTGGCTTCAATTTGTAATGGCTTAATATCAATTTCTTCATGCTCCATTAGATATTTTTTAGACTTTTCTACTTTTATAGTAGCTTCATCAATTTTGTTTTTAGATTCTTTTTCAATAGATGAAAACTCAATTTCTTTTTTCTCATTAAGTCCTGATAGCTGTGATTCTTTAACAGATATTCTGCTATATTCAACTTGTATTTTTTCTTTATTTTCATATTTTATAGTCTCTGATATTTTTTCAAAGTTCTCATTTTCATTTTTAAAATCCTTTTTAACCATAACAATTCTTTCTTTATAGCCATCCTTTAGTTGCTGCAATTTCACTTGTAATTCATTTTCTATCTCTGCTAAATCCTTTTGATGTTTAAATTCATTTCTGTCTAAATTGTCTTTTAGGTCCTCTGTACTTTTATTAGACTCTTCTGTAGCTTTTTCAATTTTACTTTTACTTAAAGTGATGATATCTTTAATATCCGATTCCATTCCCCTATATTTCAAGGTAATGGAAGATTTTTGATTGTCCGATTCTTGCCCAATAACTTCAATTTTATTATCAAAGCCCTTTTGCAATTCCTTAGCCTTTTCAATCCATCCATTAACTTCTTTTGCTTTGTCCACTTTAGAATAATACTCCTGGAGGTTTTTATTTTCCCATTCGCTACCCACATAATTAGCCGGCAACTCTTTCTCAATAGCATTACACTGAATTTGTAGGACTTGTATCTGCCTGTTAATCTCTGTACGTTCTGCGAAAGATTTAGTTTCTATATCTTTAAGAATCTGTAATATGTGCTTATCATAATTGATGCCAAGGACTTCACTTCCAAACCATGCTGTTATATCTTCCATGGTCCAGTTAACTTGGATCATGTTTAAGATAATTTCCGTCTGCTGCTTAATGTCCATAGTTACGAAATCTAAAGGTCTGAATATATCACCACTGATTAACTTCCTTAACTCTTTTTCTGTAGAATTAATTGCCTTACCCTCTTGCCTAAGTTTCATGTAATCAGCCTTACCGCTTCTAATTTTTCTATCTATTTCTAAGCCGTTGTCACATTCAATGTACAATGTAGCCTCTTCCTTGCCGTGTCTTATAACTTCTGTTCTTCTCCTTGTATTACTGAATGCTGTTTCTATAGCTTCAAGTACACTTGTTTTTCCACTACCTTTTACACCTTCTAAAATATTTATTCCGGGATTTGGATTCCAATTAAGTTCTTCTAAACCCACATACCCACCAATTTTTAATGCTTTAATTTTCATTGCATTACCTCCCTATATCTCAAACCCATTCTTCTTACAATTAACCTGTCAAGTTCCTCTGATACCTTTATAGTTTTTTCATCCAATAATCCATTACTTTTAATAGCTTGATAGAGAACTTCTTTTTTTATTTCAATTTCGTTATCTAAGCTCATTTTTATCCTCCATTTATTTATCTTTTAAAACCTCAACAATGATTTTTATAGAATCGTCAATATACTCATCTGCTGTATTAGGTCCATCTATTGACCTTAAATTCTTCAATACTTCTTCAAGTGCTTGTCTATATTCATTTTTCACCTATACACCCTCACTTTCTGTGATATAATATGTTTAAGTTTATTTTCTATGGACACTTTGGCGAGTGTCTATTTTTATTGGACCTAATATTGCATCTACTATTAAGGTGGTACCCACTAATAACAATATAAAAACTGCTGGTAGAATTAAAATGTAAAACATTATCTTGTACCTCTGAAAACATAAGATTTTCTAGGGACATTATTTTTTGTACGCTCAACTTTTACAATATAAGCAAGTCCGTACCCTTCAATATAGGTTTTGATTGTTGAATGATTACTTTTGAATATCGTTGCAAGTTCTTTGCTATCAAGTCCTTCATAAAAGAGTTTTTTTAATTTGGATTCTATCATTTTTGACTTATTTCTGTTTAAATCAAATTTTTTAATCCAAGTATAAATCGTACTCATGGATACGAAATATTTGCCTGCTAATTCTTCAAAACTTAATCCTTTGAAATATGCTTTTTCAAAATCCTCTTTGTTGGGTACCTTTACCATAACCATAATTATTCTCCTTTATAAATTGTCTTGCAGTTCGATATACTAAAAATGAAAAATAACATTTATTACAGGTATAATTTTTACGTTTACTGCTTCTTTTAACATTTCTAGCTTGCTTTAAATTTTCCACCTTTATAACCTTGCTTGTCCTACATTTTGCACATTTAATTTTAACTACCATTTTAAACAGTACCTAGTGGCTTTTTACCAGCTTTAATCATCTTATCCATTAATTCATTAGCTTCTTTAAAACTCTTTGCTACTGCTCTTCTTAGTCTTATTTCAGCTGCTAACTTTGTTAATCTATCCATGACTATTCCCCCTGTAACTCTTTAATTTTATCTTCATATCTTTTTATATTTCTTTTTGCATCCATTGTTGCGCTGTGTTCTACCCCATGGCTGAATTCATATAAACCCTTAAGACGTTCTTTTTCTCTTTCTAAATTTTCTTTCCAAAATGATAAATCTAATTTTAATAATTTTTCATTAAATGATGAGTTATTTTCCATGTTTACCTCCTATTTTTCATTTGCCCTCTGCCGGGGATATTGTATACCAGGGTGGTATAATTTTTATTTTGAAGTGAAGGTATATTTTTTTAAGAATTGAGTATAATACAATATGAAGTATTTCTTTTTGGCAACTTGCTAGTTAAAAAAAATATTATAACTTGTACCGTATTCGGACACTATTTTTTCTACTTCGTATAATTGAAAATCAGATAATCCGTTAATCTTATCCGACACAGTACCAATTGTAAGTCCTAATAATACAGCAAGATCTTCGTATTTAAGGGAATTGCCTCTTAACCATCCCTTAAAACCAGTATATGGTTCATGCACTTTTGCACGTTTTCTTTTCATATATGTCGCCTCCTTTACTTTTAGTTTCCTATCAGCAACTTTAGTGTACATCCGTAATGTCGTTTTGTCAATAGCTTTTTTCAATGAAATGTAATTCATTGTTGTAATATACGAAACACAGTGATACAATCAATTTAATAAGTATGATATATAGAAGGAGCTAATTGTATGAAAAAAGAAATTACTATGAGCTTTGGCCAAAGACTCAAAGAACTGAGACTCGAAAATGATTATTCTGGAGAGATCCTCTGTAATATATATAATCTTAAGTTTGATGCAAGTCTAAACAAAGGAACTTTATCTAAGTATGAAAATAGATTGCAAGAACCTTCATTTACTACAGTTAAAAATTTAGCAGATATGTTTAATGTAAGAATTGAATATTTAATTGGAAAAGATGACAATAGAAGTTATATAAATGACGTCGAATGTAAGATTGCTGTGCCTATTTTACAATTTACAGCTGCTGGTTCTCCGCCTGTAGTTATTGAATCGACTAGAGGATTTGAACTTATCTCAGATGATACAATTGATTATTGTTTTAGCGTTATGGGTAATAGTATGATTGGAACGAGGATATACGATGGAGATTTAGTATATATTGACAATCATTCTCCAATTTACAATGGTGATATTGTTTTAGTTATTCAAGAGGACGAAGGCGCAATACTTAAAAAATATTTCAAATATGGTTCTACAATAATATTAAGGACCGAGAGCCCAGATATAAATGAAAAAGAATTTATTTCCTACAGCCTACCCTTTACACTATTTGGAAAAGTTAAATCTGTAAAATTTAACATTTGAGGTGAAAACTAATGGCAAATATTAAAAAAATGGAAAACGATACGTTTAAAGCCACTATTTATTTAGGGCGAGATGCAAAAGGTAAACAAATACGTAAAACACTTTATGCCACAAGTGAAAAAGAATGTAAAAATAAAGCTCGAGTAATAGAACAAGAATACCAAGACGGACTATATATTGACACTAAAAAAATGAGATTTACAAAGTGGGCAGAGGAATGGCTTGAACTTAGAAAAGATAGAATATCGCCATCAACATTACAAAGTTATGATATATATATCAATATACATTTTAAACCTCACTTTGGTAATTTAAAAATATCTCAAATAAATGAGCTTATGATTAAACGATATATCGCTGAAAAATTAAAAACATTATCATCTACAACAGTCAGAAAGCATATCTACATTCTAAGTGCAATACTTGAAGATGTGCTGAAACATAAAAACCCTTGTAAATATATCGAGATTCCAGAAGTTGCCCATTACGAATATCATATTGTGACGGATGATGAATATAAAATCATCAGAGAGTTTTTCAGAGGAAAAGCTTACGAACCTATAATACTGTTAGGCGCATTATGTGGAATGCGTAGAGGCGAGATATTTGCTCTTAAGTGGGATGATATTGATGAGAAAGCCCAAACAATAAGAGTGGATCAAGCGATGTGTATCTCTAAAGAAGGCTATATAGAAAAGAAAACTAAAAGTAATAATGGATTCAGGACCATAATAGCCCCTGACGAAATATTTAACTTGCTTGAAAGAAAGAGAAAACAACAAAAAGTTATAAAAGAACGAATTTTCCCCAGCAGGCCTGATTCGTTTTCGAGTTGGTTTTCTGTATGCATGACTAAGTTAAATTTAGATATTAGATTCCACGATCTTCGGCATTATCATGCAACTTGGCTATATAAAAATGGAATCCCAGATTTATTTGCTGCTCAAAGACTTGGAGATGATCTCAATACAATTAAGCGAATTTATCAACATATTGGAGAGGACACAACTAAGAAATACAATGATGAAATAATCAAGAGAATTAATACAATATAGCAAAAAGGTGCACAAAAAGGTGCACAAAACTTTATTAAAGAATGAAAAGTGATTTTGTTATATTGAAATGTTACCATAAAAGAAACATTTTCAAGCAATAAAGCCATTATGACAAATCGCCTAATATCAATGTAATGGCTAAAGTTATTATATTCGCAACGCGCTGGACTCAAAATCCAGTGGTAGCAATACCGTGCGGGTTCGATTCCCGCCTCCGGCACCACAAGGCTTTCAAGGTTTTCTTGAAAGTCTTTTTTTACGCCCTAAATGGCAAAAAGGTGCACAAAAGGTGCACAGAATATTATTTGTGTTTTTACATGCATTATATGTAATTATTAAATTTAATATTACTGTTAGAATAATTATTTAACAATCCAACAAATTTTAATAGCTCGTCCTCATCTAGCCCAATGGATTCCAAATAATTAAGCATGTTATTATGTGCTTCCGTCTTTAAATTCCACAGTTCCTCTAAATTGATTATGCTCACATTCTTTTCCATTGATATTTCCCCCCATTTATTTATCTCTCGTAATTTTAATGATACTCGCTTATCAGTCCTAAGTAAAGAACATTTGTTCGTGTTTTTATTCGCATTTTGTAATATTTTTGCTTTTTTCTTGTGTTTTTATTCTGAAATTGTCACTAATTGTGACAATAAAAAGTAAAATTATTCCTCCAATGATATACTAAAATATATTATTGGAGGGGTTACAATGTTTGGTAATAGACTTAAAGATTTAAGAATAGATGCTGACTTAACTCAAGAACAGTTAGCAAAACATCTTAATATAACTCGCTCGGCTCTCGCAAACTATGAAACCGGATTAAGAGAACCAGGCTATGAAATATTGATCAAAATAGCAGATTTTTTTGAGATATCTTTAGATTATCTCTTGTGCAGAACTAATATTCCTAATCAATATCTTGCTAAACATAAATAGTATTAGTTACCTATATCTTAACACTATATTTTAATATACATAGGATCAATGTTCGCCTTATTGTTCACGTTCTATTTATTTTTTGTAATATAAATCTATTATTTGTATACATTACCCTTTATTTTTTGATTGCATTTAATTTAATAATAACGTTTGTTTTGTTTTTTAAAATAACAAGAGCTCTGGATATAATTCCAAAGCTCTTGTTATTTTAGTTAACAGGTATTTCAAATGTAAGTATGCCACTCTTTTTATAAGCTTCACTGGAAAAAGTTATTTTTACTTTATCACTTTTATTAGCTAGCCCATAATAACCCTGAACGGTACAATTAGTACCGACTGTTATCTCCTGTGGGTGTTGTTTCGGGAACATATCTGAGCTTTCTGCCACTGCACCGGTTGAATCTGATACCTGCAGGTCTGCAGCATGTATAAGAAGTTTACTATCATCGCCTTTGGCAATATTTTTATAAGTGTAATCAACTTCAATTATTTCTTTTGATACTGAAAAATCACTTTTATATTCAAAGTCATTTGCTTCCTTAACACTATTGATGATAATGGAATACATCTTGTCTCCGTCATCATTAATTACAAACACTTCTTCACCTGGTCCATGTACTTTAGGTACTTTACTTTGAGTGCTTCCGCATCCTACAAATCCAAGAGATAGGATCACAATACCTAATAATATAATAATTTTTTTCAATTTTATTCCCCCTATTAAGTTCTATATTCCTCATTGTAATACATTTTGTAACATTTGTAAAAATATTATATCATTTTAGAATTCAGGTAGCTTTGTAATGAATTTTGCATATTGATTACCATAATTTACGATATTAAGACTTGTATGTGGTTTTAGGTCCAATCCATCTTGTACTGTGAATGGTGCTAATTCTTCTTTTAGTGCTTCAAGATTTTCTTTTTCTGTGCCAGCTATAAAAACATAGCTTGCACCACTACTTTTAAGTGCAGTTAATAAGTCCTTTAATTGTTTTAAGTAATGGCATGATAATATTAGTCCTAGCCTATGCCTTCTGAACTCTGTAACATGTACTGAAAGGAACCTTGCAGTAGTAGGTACTTGATGTACCTCATCGAAAATCACATTGCATAAGCGAGCGTCTTTATTATTCTCGCGCATCTGAACAGTTAACCAAATTCTACTGATAAAGAATGTTGTAAGTATGTCCCTTACCATTACACTTGGAAATTTGTTCTGTGGAATTGATATGAATATATTTTTGCCTTCTTCTATATATTTAGTAAAATCCTGATCCATATCTATTTCAGCTCTTAGCATAGCTTTCAAATAAGGGTTTTTTTGTAGTAGAACTATTCTATTTGTTATTCCTATTATTAGATCCTCTCTTGTGCCCACTATTTTATTATCTTTATCCCTTTTGTGCAATTCATTTAAATCATAGAAAATATCGTCATCTTCATCAAAACACTTACTATTTTTTGCATATCTAATAGCTTCGTTTCTTTTGTCCCATCTCCTCAAAATGTCAAAAACATCACTTATTTTAGCGTTGGGTTTTATAAAGATAATCATACTAGCTGCATGCAGATATCGTAACATTGGTGCGGTGAGTTCTCCCGTTGCACTATCTGTTACCGCATTAATTAGATATTCCACTTGTTCTGCTAATAAATTAGCGAGTCTTATTCTTTCCCAATGGCTCATGTCTTCAGTTATTAATTTTGTAACCTCATTAAAGGCTAGTGCAGGTATAAAATCTTCATAGCCTAGTTTAATAATGATTTTATCCTTGTCTGGAATAACCTCGGCCACCTCTCTAGCGGTTTCACACGATTCTATGAAGTCTATTACTATGTTGCTGTACCCTGCCTTATAACAATCCTTGGCGGTCCTTTTGAGTGCGGTAGTTTTACCCGCATTTTGAGGACCAACAAAAAGCTTTGCTAGTGCCATGGTATCCTTGTTTTTGCTCCATGTAGCCATTATTTTATGACCTTGTTTTTCTGCCAAGCCTATTCTAACTATTCCATTCCTAAGCTGTTCAGGTATCGCTACTTCCATTGTATCTATTCTTTCAATTTCATATTCGTTTTGCAGATCTCTTTGAGGAAGTTGGATCAACTTAGCTATTTCCTTATCACTTAAAATACATTTTTTCGATGGCATAACATTCATATCAAGGACCTGACTAAATAATAATTGTTGTTCATTTTCACTAAGAGGCTTTAAAACCAATTCATTGTCTTGGTTCAAATCTTTATAAGCACTAAATACATTTAGCATATTAATTTTTGCTTTATTTCTATTAAGACTTTCAGATAATATACTTATTTTAACTTTAAAAGACTCAGATGCTAATTTTTTTATTGTAGCTGCAGATAAACCATTATACTTTAGACTTTCCCTTACCGCGTCAATACTATCTATTTTAATATCAAATGATTGCTTCCCATTTTCTGTTTCTCCAGGAGATACCATGCCAATTATACTTTCTAGTAGCAAAAGTTTATATTCAATGTAAATTGAAATAGCTGCCTCTGCTCCTTGAAATCCTAATTTAAATATTTTATCTTTTGTGCTCATTTCATTATTTATTACCTTGCCATTTTTGTATGATTCGAACTCATCCCTTGCAATGTTTATCCAATTACTTCTTTTGACCGGTTCTATTGCAATATTAACTCTTACCTGATCCCCTTGCTTAATCGACCTCAAAACACTAAACATATTAGTAAGTGGATATAAATCAGTCTTGCTTGTAGAGAGACTTTTAAAATTATAATCTTTTAAAATCAATTCACAAACCTCTGTATTTTTTTCATTGAAATCATTTAAATTATCCCTATCATCTTTCCTTATTTCTGCTTTGCTCCATACAGTTTTCATTTTACTTTCGATTAAATTTGAATATTGGTTATCTACCGTCATATAAAATTTAGCCTGTTTATGTGTAAATAAAATATCAAAATATATTTGTTTTGGTGTAGCATAGCTACCATTCCTAATGCTTATTCTTTCCCTTGGAGATTGATACATTCCTGACATTGCATGCGATATAGCTTCATTATTCAAATTATCAATTAAATAATCAGGAACAATTTTGAAAGTTGCTGTTGGCACGACCAATGACTTCTTTATAAATGGTTGAAGCAAGTCTAAACTTTTTAATTCTGTCATGACATTATCCTTGTTAGAGTATAAATTATTATTGAAAAACTTGTTAATTTTGTTCCCCATCGTTTTGCCCCAAATAATATCAAGAATACCCCTGCCATAGCTACTATTATAAATACTGGTTCAAGTTGTGTTGCAGTATAACCTATTCCGTTCGATACAAATTGACCAAGTCCTTCCAGTAACCAATTTATACTATTTTTAATCATCATTATCCCTCCTAGAATTTAATACCTTTTAGTATTGCAAATATTTGCGGTATGAATTGTATCCCTACAAATCCACCTATAGCACTTTTTATAGTTTTAAATCCCTTTTGCTCATCTCCACCCATTACTGACATGAATCCTTTTATCATGAACCCATAGCTTATTGGCTCTGCTAAGTCCTTAATAACATCTATTAATGGGCTCAAGCTCTGAGCTATTGTTTTTGCATATACTGTCTGGCCATTGAAACAATTTATTACGGTTACAACTACTATCCCAGTTTGTACTAGGCACTTATCAACGTTTATATCATACTCTTTAACTTTTCCATCTTTTACTCTAAATCCAACTATTCTCATGTCTACCCCCTATTTATTATTTTTGTAATTACTGTATAGCTTTTTAATTTGTTTGTAGCTTAATAATCCTCCAATTACGATTCCAAGAACCAATTTAAGCAATAATGGCATATTTACGCCTCCAATAAAAATTATTTATATAAATTGTATAAAAAGTAGCATCTTTTCAATACTCCTTGCATAAGCTATAGCAAAGCGTTGCTTATAGCGACTTACCACAACTTCGCCAATTCAAAAACTTATATGTTTTTACTTGTATTTATGATTAAACCCTGCACTTTAGGGTAAACTATTAATAACAAAACAAATGAAGAGGTGAATTTTATGGGTTGGATGTTCGCTGGAATACTTTTATACATTTGGTCTCAATCTTAATTTATATATATATTAAGTCTATCTGTTAACGGATAGGCTTATTTTTATAATCCATTTAAAATATCATTTATTCCCTCATCTATTTTAGTATCTTTTGACTTTTTATCTTCTTTCGTATGCTCATTTTTAGTAAGACCTTTTAAAATATCTTTGATATACCCACTTATGCTTGAGTGATTTTTTATTTTTTCATATAATGCAATATCTTCTGGTGTATTTTTAAAGTTAACAATTACTCTTCTTCGTTCCAAAGATTATCACCTACCCTTTTGAATCCTATGGCATTAGCAAATAAATAGTTTTCTAACCTTGTAATTCTATTTATTCGCTTTTGAAGAGCACTGTATAAAAGGAATGCACCACCACCAGTTAAAAGAGTTTCTTCAATTCTGATAGGATAATTAAGATTTAATTCATTCATAAGTTCATCTATGAGATCTTCAACAATAGGTTTTAAAAAACTCATATCTATTTTCTGGCCATCTATCCATAATCCATCTCTCAAAACATTTTCTATATTCTCTATTTTAAGATCTAATGAGTATTTTGAATTGATATTATCCCTAACGTCAGCATAGAGGTTTATCATCCCTAAGGCTTTTGAGTCTGATTTAACGATTTTCTTATTATGAAAATTTATTATATTTGTAGTTCTTCCACCAATATCAAGTACAATACAATCATTTGGTTTATCCTCTAGGCTATAATAGGCCCCCGCTCCTTCTGGGAATATTTCAATATTTTCAATTATTATAATTTTCTTTTCACCCTTGTATCTTAAAGAAGCCATTCTACTAGCAGTAATTATGCTTTTTAAATTATCCTTGTTCTGTTTGTATTGAGCTATTGGTAGTCCTAATACTATATTGACTAACGAATAATTTGTACTCCTTAAAATAGCTGTATATAGTAATGGTAGTATATTCTGTTTTTCTGCTTTATTCAGTTTTGTTTCAAAGTATCCTGATCCAATATCATAATTCATACCATCTATTTCTAACCCTAAATTTGTTTCAAGCAAATTTTGTTTAGTAGAATACCTTGCATTGAATATTTGACCTGAGCTTGTTTTTACATTGTAATTCCCAATATCTATGCCTAATGTTGCCACTTATACCCCTCCAATACATTTTCTATTGCTAATTTTGTATGTCTTATATTTCCTTCTTAATACAATATATGTCTATGTATGTCTTTTAGTACCTAATTATAATAAAAAAATAAAGAGCTATTTAATTAGCCCTTTATTTCTCATATCCTCTAGTATTAATTTTTTAATATAAGTTGATTTCCCCTCTATTTCTAAACTATTAATATAATTATACATATGTCTTTCCAACTCATTGTTCTTAAAGTTAACTATTAATCTTAATCTATTATCATTAACCAAGTTTATCACCTCTCAATTCATTTATGTAAGTATTCTCCATAACGTTTTAAATTCCTTTTTATGTGAAAAAAAGCTTGGATATTCTCCAAGCTCTAATCTGTTAATTGCTTATTTTATATGCGTGTTGGATATTGTCTTGACTCATCTCTGCGTAGATCATTGTTGTATCTGCACACTCATGTCCCATGAGTTGCTGTAATATTGGCAATGGCATCCCGGCGTTAATTTGGTGAGTAGCAAACGAATGTCTAAACAAATGAGGGAATATTGATTTATTAAGTGCAGCTCTTTTAGCAATGTTTTTAACTTCTCTTTCTATACTTCTACCGCTTAATCTTCCTATAGGGGCTTTACTAGTTACAAACAAAGCTTCGCAGAAATCCTTTCTTCCTTTGATATATTTTTCTAATAATATTTTCGACTTTGTATTAAAGTAAACTTTTCTTTCCTTATCCCCTTTTCCAATCACATTTAAACTCATTTCGTAAAAATTCACATCTGACTTATTTACTCCAACTACCTCGCTCAGTCGTACACCTGAGCTCACTAAAAATTCTATTA